TAACCGCTAAAGGTTTTCTGCCCATCCTCAGTATCAGTGACTGTGAAGGCACCCATTGGTAGGGCGCGGCGCTCAAACTCTTTCACATCAAACCTTTCATCATTTGCCAGCGTGTTTAGCACGCGGTCTGCCCATTGTAGAACTCTGTCTGCGCCATTTGGGTCAGTAACCTCCACGCCCCAAAGGTAGCCCGCCACAGCCCCAGGCCCTGGGAACTCATCATTGGCTGCATCACTGTTGCGCGGTACGCCTTCCCAATCTTGGCGGTGGCGCAGAATCCACGCGCGCATACGCGTAATTTTCTCATCCTCAGCTTTGCCAGAGCGCAACAGGCGCGCTTCCTCAACAGTTTCAGGCTGCAAGCCGTCACCGGCATAGCCGTTTTCAAAGTAGGTCAAGCCCTTGGCTGCGGCTGCGCTGATGTAGTCAGGCACATCAATCACCACCCGCGCCTCATCGCTCTCATCCTCATCTATATCGTCAGCCTCGCCGCGTAGGATTTCCTCAGGTGTGTAGGCATCAATACCCATACCCTCAGCGGCATCTCGTGCCTCTGCGTCATTGTCAATCAGCAGCTCAATCTCATCGCCATATTCCTCTTGCAACTTAGAATACTTATATGCCTTAAAGGCCTCGTTTACGGCTGGGTTGCTCTCGCCAAAATCCTGCAGGTAAATCTGGCTGTAGGGCACATCGTTGGCATCAAGCCATTCCTTGGTTTCAGCAAGGCGGTCAATGTTGCGTGCGCTCACCACAATCACTTCAGCGCCGTAATCCTGCACGCGGCTTTTAAGCCAATCAATCAGGGGCTGGCGTGGCGTGTCACCTGTAGTGGTAAGTGTGCCGTCAATGTCAGTGATTATGTAACTCACGGCTGTGGCTCCTCACCTACTACGCCAATGTTTAGTGGCTTCCAGTGCTGGTCACCGCCAACTGCGAGCTTTGGCAAATCCTCGTATTGGCGCACCTCATCTAGCGTCAGGATGCCATTTTGCAGGGCAACAGCGTAGCTGTCCATTCTCTCCTTTTGCGTTGCGCGCAACAGCGCGCCGGTATTGAATTTGATAAAGGTGGTTTCTCCAACAATCAAGCGCTGTAGCCCAGCCTCAATGCGTGCAAGCATTGGCGCAAGCCCAAGCACTAGCCACGCCTGCCCAAGCACCTCTGCGCTTGAGTAGCTGGTATTTCCCCCTGGGTACTGAAGGTACTGAAGGGGCACACCATAAATTCTACCTATGGCCTCCACACCCCAGTGAAGTGTTTCAACCAGTTGCAAGTCAGAAATCTTTACGCTCATTTGTGAATAGTCAGCGCCGCCCGTGAGCACTGCCACGCGCCACGCGCGGTCAACACCCTCGTGCCTGCGTGCAAACCCAGCGCGCAGATTCTCGGCTTGGTCAGCGGTCAACTCACCTGGAACCTTTACTACGCCGCCAACCGTTGCGCCCTGCTCGTAGAACTTTGCGCCAAACAGTTGCGTTGCGCTCGCAAGCCCAAGCGTTACGCGGTGGTGCTCAATCGGTGACATACCGCGCAGGCTTTCGCCAGTTGCAAACAGCGGGATATGCACAATGTTATCAGCGGTCAGGGTAGTTGCGCCCTCAAGCGTGGTTACCTTGTAAAGCGGCTCGCCCATTTCGCCGCGCACAATCTCAACTTTTTGCGGGTCAAGCACGCGGGTTTCAACCACATTGCCTGATGAATCTTTAAGGAAAAGCACGAAGGCATTGCCATCTAGCAGCAAGCTGCTGGTTAGGCGGTGCTTAAAGTCAAAGCTCGTAAAGTTTGGATTGTTTGGAATCGGCACATCCATCCAACGCGGGCGGCTCACCGGCTGGCGCACGCCCTGGTTGCGGATATATGCCCCCCAGGGCAAACTCGCCACCGTTGAACTGTAGAGATTCACTGCCGCCCATACAGCGCCAATAGCGGTTGCATTTTCCTGTGTGATGTGTACGCCGGCAGTTTTCTGCGGATAGTCTGAAGGCCACCAAGGCGCTACCACGCGCTGCTCATCTTTAGTTTCTCGCCCAAGGATGCGGTCAACAATGCCCACGCTTTTTCTCCCTACAGCTCAATGTATTGAACCGCAGCCGCAGCCTTTGGCGCAACTGTGGTTGCTAGTGTACCAGCACGGCTGTGCGCCATAATGGCTGCAACAAATAGGTCAATCTTTTTGTTGCTTTGCTTCGCCTCTTTTCTTACCATCAGCCCATTCCTAGAGTAATACGGGGTGGCTGAAGCCGCGTGCCTGGCAAGGCGCGGGTCACCCGTGTGCTTAATATTGCCATTCACCACTGCATCATACATTGCGCTAGTGGCTGGAACCATACGGCTGGGTGTTTGCGGAAACTCCACAATGGGCAAGCCCATTTGTAGCCACGCCTCCATTGAGCGCTGCCACCTAAATGGGTCACACGCCACCTCTCGCACCGTGAAGCCTTGGCAAATCTCCAGCATCTTTGCCTCAACCTGCTCTACCGGCACGCGCCACGAAAGGTCAGCGTCAACTGGGCGCTCCCAGTGCCCAAGCACAAAGAGCGCCTTATCGCTGATGCGGCACGCCACAATGGCTGTGGAGTCATTGCTAAAACTGCCGTCAAACGCCAACACGATTGGGTCAACCTTATCAAGCGCAAGCGTGCTATCCGTGCACGCCTCCCACGCGCCAGTTGGCAGAAATGATGTGGCAGTGTTTGTGAATTGGTTGAGCCTCTTGGTGCGATATTCACTCTCTGGCGTGCGCCGCTTGGCGCTGCGCAAATCGTCAAGGCTCAGAATTGGCGGCTCGTCAAGCAAGCCTGGGTTAGCCTCGTGCCATCGGCTCTCATCCTCATAGGCATCATCAGCCGCCTCCCACCACGCCATACCAAGGCTGGCATCATCAGACTCGCCAGCAATACGCCGCTTGGCAAGCTGGTAGAGCGTGTATGCAATGGAGTCATTGCCGGTGCTGTCAACGCGCGGGCCAGCGGTGGTGATTGCCACAAAGAGCGGGCTGCGCCTTGCGCCCATTGAGAGCGAGAGCACATCAAAGAGCTCACGGTTAGGCGCTGCTGCCAACTCATCGTAAAGCACTAGGCTGGCATTTAAGCCTTCCTTGCTGTACGCCTCTGCGCTGATGGCTTTGTATACCGTGCCTGTGCCCTTAAACTCCATTGCATCCCTAAACAGTTTCACCTGTGCGCCCAGCTCTGGGCTCAACTCCACCGCCCGCTTGGCGTGAGAGAAAACCAGTTTGGCTTGCTCGCGCTCATTGGCTGCGCTCAGAATCTCACCGCCTTTATCGCCATAGAGCCCAAAGAAAATTGGCAGCGTTGAAGCCAACGCTGTTTTTCCATTTTTCCGTGCAATGCCCGTGAGAAAAAAGCGGTGCGTAAAAGTGCCGTCATCCTTGCGCGCCAACATATGGCGCAGCAGGTTGCGCTGCCACACTTTGAACTGCAGCGGCTCTCCCGCGAGCCCACCTAGTGAATCTTTGGCAATGGGCACCAGCGCCTCAGCGAAGTCAGCCACCACATCACCTAGGCTGCGCCCAAGGTCAGCGGGGTCAAGCGGGGTCAGCCAGCGGGGTGGCCATCCTTGGCTGCCAGCCTCTGCCGAAACTGCTCTACCTTGCTTACGCTTTCCACCATTGCCAGCCCCAGCTTGGTGCGGTCTGCCGGTGTCAAGCCCAGTTGATTCATCCACTTTCTAATACCTTCCTCTTGGGTTGCGCGCATTCCAACTGCAGGATTGGCGTAAGCATAGCCTTTGTCAGTAAGTAACACTGCGCCCTGCTCCGCAATCTGTTTTGTGAGCTGCGCGTGGAACTCAAGCGCCTGCACCAGCATCGTCAGCGCCTCGCGGTCACTCGCCGCAATCCAAGAGCCTGCGTGCTCCAAGATTCTCTGCCAAGCCTCAAGCGCGAGCGGTGAAAGCGTGGCTGGCGGTGGCATATCGGCTGCCGCAACCACCTTGAGCGGTGCGTTATTCACCGGCACGCGGCTGGGTTTCAGCGTGCCCCGCCGTGCTTTGATTTCGTTTGGCACTACCTGCTTGGGCAACCTAAACCCCCACTAGTAACAAATGCCCGTGCCTGCGTGGCAC